AAATGATTTGTTGAAATCATTTATAACTTTACATTATGTTGCATTCTGCTTACCCTGTTGCATTCTGCTTACCCTGTTGCATTCTGCTTACCCTGTTGCATTCTGCTTACCCTGTTGCATTCTGCTTACCCTGTTGCATTCTGCTTACACTGTTATCATCATTCCATCTACTACGCGTTTTGAAATTGTCATGAAATGGGTTTCACGGTCCATCAAACTATATCCAATATAGAATTGATTTGTATCTTTGATATGAATGAATCCCAATGTATATTCGACCTTTTGTTTTTCAAATGTATATAGTGTGGAATATTTCTTCAATTGGTAGGTTGCTGCATCCAATACTACAAAGATATGATAATAATAACGACGGTCTTCATAACTTACTATGTGACATATAAACCATATTTCATTTCCAATGGTAACCCCATTGGTTGAACCGCGTAAAAATCGGAATAATGATGGTGTTTCAATTTCATGTGTTGGAACAAACTCCATATTTTCAAAATCACGAGTTGGACTTTCAATATTTCCAATTACAAGTGGTCTCCATCCGTATATTATCTTTTGTTGTCCATTTGCATCATTGAAAATAACCCAATTCTTTTCAACAGCATGTTGGTCTGATTTTGAAATGATTCCGGATTTTGTTACACCTTCATCCATATCAATTATACCATGTTCTACCTTAATATTATGATAACTTAACCCACGATTCGCATTGTAATAGACTTTACCATTATGTGAATGTAGACGAACATCTTCCAAACCTACGTATAAATTATCAATTTCATTATTATATTCCAATAGAAATTCATCTTTTTGTTTCCATTCCAATGGATTAGAAATATCAAATACCCCAACAATATTCTTGGTTGAAATGTGTTCTTTATTAATATATCCGCCATTATCATCAATCTTATAATCAACATATCGAATATTAACTACTAAATCACCCTTATCATTAATACACATAGTAGGTGTACTCGAATTAAATTCGTTTGCAAATGGCTCCATCATTTTTTTACCTACCTTCTTCAATAATTCAGAATTATGGTCAATAGTAGTATCCCAATCTTTTAACCTCGATGTATAAAACTTATAATTACTTAATACGTTCTTTGCAGTATGTTCTTCACATGTTGGATGGGCCAATACCTTCATACAATACTGTGGAAGACTCAATCTGTCTTCATTGCAATAATATCCGATAATAGTAAACTCATAATCTAGTTTATAGTCATATATATCCTTTTGCATAAATAAATAATCACGCTCAGGATGGTTGTTTCTTTCTTTGTTCGCGATTGTAAAATATGTATATGCTAATCGGTTTTTGCCCAAATGTCTATAATGGGTAATGATTTCATATAAATTCTCAATACGGTTTGGATAAAAATTATAACCTTCTAACCAATGATATATTGCATTTGGCATATCATTCATATATTTATAACATTTACCAATACTGTAATAACTATACCAGATTTCTTCATACCATCCACCGAGTTCAATACGTTTTTTGAAATATTCAATTGCCTTTTCAAAATTACCGGAATCACGATAACTATTTGCTAAGTAAAATGTGTATCTATCATTGTTCGGATTCTCTTCTAACCCCTTTGTTAACAATTTGATATCACGAATAAATTTATCAGCCTTACTTCCACCATCGCCAATATCATTGATAAACAATACATCCTTTTCTATTTTTGCTGTTTTAGAACCATCTGGTGATTTAACGTATTCATGTGTTACTCCCCAATAATACATACCGCATCTATTTTTAACAATACGTGTATTTTTATAATAAAAATCGTCATTACCTTGAAACACGTGATATACGTCATCTACTAATGATTTCTTGAATTCATATGGATTTGTATTTTCACCTATTTTCAATATCATATCCGCATCTAGCAATAGTATGTAATCCGCATTATCCATATCCTCACATGCTTTTAATGCATAAGACCGGTTATATCCAAAATCTTTGAACGGTTCTTCGACAATTTTGCCAGGAATATTTCTACTTTTGAAAAAATCACTAATTATTTCTTTTGTATCATCCGTACTACCAGTATCACAAATACAATATGAATCAATAATAGGTAGAGTAGATTCTAATAAACGACGGATTACTTTACTTTCATTTTTTACAATCATGTTCAAACATAATTTAGGCGTTTTTTCTTTTTCTTCCATTGTAAATTTTACGTTCTCAATAGTATCGTCGCTCATATTAAAACGTATATATTCTGTCATACTATACACTATATTAATTATACTATTTAAATCTTTTTGCCATTTTATTTTTTAACTATAATATAACTAATCAAATATTTTGAAATGGCATTTACTCGTTTTCACGATGACCCAAACAGAATTAAAAAACAATCCGAATTAAGCACTTTTGCAGGTAGATATCAATTAAATACACCTGGTCCTGGTACAAATTTACCATATTTCGCAGACCCACAAGTTAGATTGGAAAAATGGGGCGCAAATACCATGACAAACACAGTTAATTTAGAAAGTGATTTGTTTGGTTTATCCCGTAAATTAAATCGCGATTTAATAGATGAAAATTCTTACAAAAAATATGCTGCGCCATCCTGTTCTCGCAATTATGCAGAAGCACCAGAATTCGTAGAAGAATCGCGAGCAAGCCACCCAGCTTGGATGTACAGAGATTTAGAACATAAACGATGGGAAAAACCTTGGTTGAATCCATTGGCTAATTTAGAAAAAGGGTTTCATTCTAATATTCAAACACGCATTTTAGAAAAAGATAATTTCGTTCCTACTATACCTATCATTCAAGGAAATAACGATTTTTATTTATCTGGAAAGTCATTATGTTTAGGCGGAAAAAATGGAAATTTGGAATGTTCTCCAATACAATGATTTTATATTAGTCGTTAATACAAATAAATATTATATAAGTTATATATAATTATATAATATAAATGGAATTAGGAATACCGCTATTAGCGCTTGGTTCTCTATATGTTATGAATAATCAGTCAAAATCATCTGCAAAATCAAAAGAATCGTTTTCAAATAAGGAATTACCTAACACAAATATCCCAAATAAAAATTATCCAGACGAATATCCGATTGTTTCCGGTGAAACTGAACAAACCAGTAAATTATCACATGATAACAAGTTTGATGCTCCTTATGTATATACAGATAAATATTTCAACCCTCGTGTAAATTCAAATATTGTCAATCCACAAGCTCCTATGAAATCCGGTGAATTACAAACAAGTTCTCCATCGAGTTCTCAATATTACTCTTTAACTGGTGAAAAAGTTGATAGTAACTATTTCCAACACAACAACATGGTACCTTTTTTTGGTAGTAATATTCGTTCTCGTCATGCTGATGCCAATTCAAATGAAAGTGTTTTAGATAATATGAATGGTACAGGTTCTCAAATATATAATAAAAAAGAACAATCTCCTTTGTTCTCACCTGCTGAAAATTATCAATGGGCACATGGCGCTCCTATTAATACTGACTTTTATCAATCCCGTGTTAATGTGGGTAGTCGTATGGCCAATGTAAAACCATTTGCAGAAGAACAAGTTGCACCTGGCTTAGGTTTAGGTTATACCAGTCAAGGCTCTGGTGGATTCAATTCTGGTATGGCAGTTAGAGACCAATGGTTAGATAAAAACGTAGATGGATTACGTGTTGCTAACAAACCAAAAGCCAGTGGATTGGGATTATTTGGACACGAAGGTCCTGCAATGAGTCATGTTACCAATTTAGGTAGTATTGGACAAATGGAGAAAAATCGCCCAGATACCACATTTGAAATGTTCGAAGACCGCTGGTTCACTACTACTGGCGCTGAAAAAGCACCTACTTTGCGTGCTATTCCAGTTGAACGCCATGTAAACCGCGCAGATGCGAATATTGATTATATTGGTGCTGCTGGTGTAGCAAGCGGTTCGACTTATGTACCTGGTGAATATATGCAATCTACAAACATTGAATTAGGAGCTGTTCCTATTGCAGGTGCAAATGCAAATGGTCGTCATTTTGCAAATGAAGGTGATTATGGAATCAAGAGTAAAAAAGCCTACCCAAATAATAGAACTGCAAATAAACAAGAAGATTATTATGGCGGCGTAGGCGGTGCTATTGGTGCCGCAGTTGCTCCTTTATTGGATATTTTACGCCCATCTCGTAAGGAAAATACAATTGGTACATTGAGACCATACCAAAATCCTAAATCCGAAGTTGCTCAATCTTATGTATTCAATCCTGCTGATAGACCAGGTCCTACTATTCGCGAAACCACAGAAAAATCGAAGTTCCATCTTAATGTAAATGCGAACCAAAATGGCGGTGCATACAATGTAACTGCACATCAACCAATTGAAAATAATAGACAATCCACTAGTGATTATTATTACGCAGGTAACGCAGGCGCCGGGGCTGGTGCTCGTGAAGTACGCGCATACGATGCCGAATACAATCAACGTAATAATGAAATTAAATCATCTACTATAAAAGGATATATGGTACAAGGTAATATGTCATTAATGAATGGCGACGTAAATATGCGCACTAATACAAATCGCGACGCCTACATGAAAAATAATCGTTCTGTTGTTCCAACAATGCCTACCCAAAGTCCTGATATTAATAGTATGGGTCGTTTACAAGGAAACAGTGGCTCTTCCTTATATTCCAATATCAACTTAGACCGAACTTCTCCTGAAATTTTGAGTGCCCTTAGTGGAAATCCTTATGCAATTAATACTGCACAACGACTATAATATGTTTATTTTTTCCAATATATTTTTTGTTTCATTTTATTCACTTCGCTGAGTGTTTTAATATATTCAACTTGTACAAAATCCTTCGATGAATCCGTCGATGATTCTTTTGCAGAATCTTTTGAATTTTTTTTATGAATAGTATCATAATAATTTACTAATGATTCTTTTGTAGTTGTTTCATCTTGTTCAGCTGATGTATTGTATTTTTTTTTTAAACAATTACAATACCTTGATATAATCATTTTTTACCACTTTTTACTTTCTATATAATTTACCACAATTAAAATAGTTTCAATTTTTTTGTATTTCATACCAATAAAAAATAATATGAAAATTCGAAAAATATATGAAAATCAATAATCTTTGATAATAACTTCCTTTGTTTTTGCATCGGGATTTTTAGAATTAATAGACCGTTTGCATACAATGGAATCGATTTTGTATTTTTCATTTGTAAAATTATCGCGAACCAATTTTACATCCGCGTTACTTAACATCCATTTTTCGTTAATTGAATTCAATAGTTTGAACAAATTTTTATGATTATCCATGTTAAATCCATTTTCAGTATATCCTACAAAAGACGTTTCTTTTTCAGGCGCATATGGCGGGTCCAAATATATAAAATCATTTGTTTCGATTGTTGCTAATGATTTTGTGAAGTCGCAACATTCAAATAGTACCCCTTGTATTAATCCGTGGATTTCGTCTAAATGTTCTTTGTTGACTATCTCGGGATTATTATAATGACCATACGGAACGTTAAATCCGTTTGGTCCTACACGGAAAACCCCGCGAAAACATGTTTTATTTAAGAATATGAACATAGCCGATGCAGTCGTTGTTTTTTTATCAGTCAAATGGTTGTATTTATTTCGAATCCAATAATAATAATTTTCTTTTGCTAATTTAGCTTCTTCTATATTTGCTGGTTTTCGGTTAATTTCGCCGTCACCACATTCATTCATTTCTATTATAAGTTCTTGTAACTTGTCATATAGTTCTTCGTGATTGATTTGAATGTTTTTATATACGCTAATAAGGGATTCATTTGCATCATATGCATGTATTTTTCCATGTATTTTAATTGCACCGGTTTTCGCTTGGTATAAAAGTGCAAACAAAACACTACCGCCGCCTAAAAATATTTCGCGATAATTATTTATTTCGGTTGGAAATTCTTGTATCAGTTTTTCTATAATTTGCGTTTTTCCACCGACCCATTTCAAAATAGGTTTGGGGTAGTTGGTTTTCATATTTTTTTTCATAGTGTTAAAAATATAGATGACTATATTTTTAAATCAATTTTGTATTTCTTTTCATTAGGCATTAGCAACAGGTTCTTCGTTAGCAACAGGTTCTTCGTTAGCAACAGGTTCTTCGTTAGCAACAGGTTCTTCGTTAGCAACAGGTTCTTCGTTAGCAACAGGTTCTTCGTTAGCAACAGGTTCTTCATCCGGATATACATATTGATAAATGAAATGTCTATCGTTTTGTATTATATTGTCAGTAACTTGTTTGATTTCATTTTGTCCTACTTTTCTGTCAACAAAATTATGAATTTCATGATAATCATAATCATCAAAAATGACATAAGCATCTTTTTTGATTAATTTTTTCACATTTTCATAATCAACTGAATATACATTTTCAGATAAGCCTCCATCTGTGTGACATAAATCATATGTTCCAATTTCGTGAGGATGTTCTTCCATATATTGTGGTATAGTTTGCGTTGAATTTCCATAAATGATATTTATCTTTGTTTCTGGAAACGCTTGTTTAACGTAGTCGATTGTTGGAACTGTATATGCATGATTATTCAAATCAAATAATAAATATTCCGCGGTAGGATTTTCAAATAACATAATCATTAAACTATGACATGCATTTACACCAATCTCAATGATTTTTTGTTTATCTTTACACATTGTCTGTAAATTTTTTATTTTTGCTAAACTATTTGGTTCGAGATGAACCCAATTTTCGGGAGTTATATCGCATAATAAATTACCTTCAATACATTCTCCTATGTTTATGAGAATGTTTGTGATGTTCTTGATATGTTCGCTTTTAATTATGTCTTCAACGTCCATTATATTATTAATAATATATTTTTATTGTATACGATTGTTTCAAAGTAATACCCATCTACGTATGAACCCGGTTCTCAAATAAAATGCCCGGGTTTTTGGTGCATTACCTCCTTGCCCTTTGGTTCGATTTTGTAAATATACACCTAATTTTGAACTTCCTTCCAATGTATTGTTTTTCATGAAATATTCACGTATTGTATCGTAATCATTTTTTAATTGTTCTTTGATTTCATTATGGGTCTCCAAGTTGAAAAGCGTTGGTGGCATATACATAATTTTGTCGTCTTCTATACCTGCGTTTCTATAATATGGAATATACAATGTATTGGATAATTTTTTATAACATCTTGATTCGTAAAATTCATATTTAATCAGGTCATCTATATTTAACATACATACTGCGATGGTTTCTTTTGGAGTAAAGATTCCGGTTCGTAATTTTTTCAATGGAAATACTTTGACTTCACCGTCGGTACAATCTAAACATTCGGAACTGGTCGGAATGCCTGTTATGGATTCCAAATAATTACCGGGTTTTCCTTTGTTCGCTGTTTTCGGTAAATCATATATAGTATTGGCTATTTCAATGACTTTTTGACGGACGTCCTGGATGGACGGTGTTTGTTTTTTTTCATTTTCTACCGTTGGTGGTGTAACTTCAATAATATTATTATGTATCATGAATAAATAAAACAATATGTATTTTTTTAAGATTATAAAAAATTTCAATTTTTTTATAATATATGCTTCTAAAATAATGGGGGTTTAGTGTTTATTTCTTTTGACTTTTCTTATTTCCTCCTTTCTTGGCTTTCTTTTGACTTTTCTTATTTCCTCCTTTCTTTTGACTTTTTCTACTTGATTTCTTGGATGATCTTTTCTTGGAACTTTTTCCTCCGGTTGAACTGACAATTTCTTCTTTTTTATCGGGTTGTTGTTCTCCTTCGACTGGTGCTACGACTGGTGCTACGACTGGTGCTACGACTGGTGCTCCTTCAACTGCTACATCGGCTGAACTATTGTTGTCTAGTTGTTCTACGGTTTCTGCTACATCGGCTGAACTATTGTCGTCTAGTTCTTCTTCGGTTTCTAGTTCGTCGTTACATTCAGCATAATCTGCATCACCTTCTTTACATTCAGTTCCATCAGCCCTCACTTTTATTCCTCCATTTTGTTTTCTTTTTAGTCCGCCTTTCTTCATTTGTTTATATAAAGGAGATGCTTCTTTTAAAGCATCACTGTATGTATATTCAGAATTTTGTTTTTGTTTTTTATGAAAAAAATCAGTTGCAAATTTTGTCCAAGCTGACATTATATATATTTTATACAGAAATTTATTCACAAAATAACATTGACATTTTTAACGCCTCCATGTTTTTTCCAGATGGCAGAAACAAACTTAATAACATACTATCTTCCCTAAATCTTACACTATATTCTTGTTGAATATTATTTCGACCAATTCTGCCTAAAGCTTGGATAATTTTCTGTTGCGTCATCAACGTCAAATCTTTTCCAATAAATCCATGACAAAACTGATAATTGGTTCCATATATGTAATCCGATGACGCTACTATCATATACAATTGTTGATTATATGCTAAACGTTTCATTATTTCAATATATTGATTATTTTGATGATTTGCAAATACACCTATTCCTAATAACAACAATATCTTCATAGAATTGTCTAAATCTAATAACATAATATCTTTTACTGTTGCTTCGTCTATATTTGGTACAAATGCATTTTTTACCATTTCTTCATCTGGTATCCATAATTGCTGATGATGTTTAGTGTTAGGAATATAAACAGGCTCCAAACTAACATTACTGAATTGTTCTCGTAAACGTGCGATTTCATTCATTACTTTATGTGTTTCACCATTAAATTGCTCCCGTTCCATCTTCTTCGTCTTCTCTATTTCACCTCCTAGCGAATCTTCTAATAATTTTTGTTGGGCATCGATTTGTTTTTGTAACACATTGTTTCTTTCTATTTTTTCCATTAATCCATTGAATATTTTTTCCGGAATTTTGGATTGTTGAATATAGAATTTAGCGATTTTTTCAACATCGTCTGCCAAGAATATTGTAGGTCCGTCGGTTAATGTATGTGCATCTTCCGTGGTAAGCAATATACCTTTTGTTACCGGTTGTGTCGAAGGTACCTGTTGGACAAAAGGCATAGTCGGCGTATATGACAAACTTGTTGTGCGCATCAATGCACCTCCGCCGTCAGGGGTTTTCAATGCAGGTGTATTCATCGGAATTGTAGTCTCCATACTTTTTGATTTATGAAGTCCAGGTTTTCCAAATTTAGGCGTTTGCGTATATTTCATGTTTTCATAGATTGCTATCCAATTTTCATCCTTCACATGCTTCAACGTCTCCAAATAATAACGTTTCACAGAATCCATTGATATATTGGATACATCATTACCAAAATACGATTCAATTGTATATTCGTCATCCACTAGTTCATTCTCATTTACATATTTAATAAACCTTATGATTTCACCTAAATCAAAATATCGCAATAATGATTTATTTTCTTCACAATGCATTACACTTCGTAATAAATCTTCGTATTTTGAGAACAATAAATGCGGTAATACACAATATCCACTTTTATTGGTCAATGAAATGGTTTTTCTGCAATCATAACTTTGGATGGTATGAATTTCAGCGCCTTCGAATTTTGAACGGAAATCCATGATGGTTTCGGCGATTTCGTCTTCTTTTGGAAGAGTCGCACAAGAAAGCACCATTTTAGATATCTTGTTTTCCACCCAGTTTTTATGAATAATCTCGTGTAAATCATGGTTTTCGTAATCCATTGTAATTGTCGGCTCATCCCAATAGGTAATTATAGTAGGTTCTTCATTGAATGCCAACATATAACGCATAGCGATTAAATATGATTTTACATCACATATTATCATCTCAACCTTATTTCCTACACTATTATCAATCTTCATGATAGTACCACTTTTTTTATTACGAATACAATCCGTCGCAGCAAAGTAATGGAGACGTATATCGGACGCAGTTTCGCAACCAAATGCGAAAGCTATCTTTTTTTCCATGGAAATAGCTGATTTAGCCAATGCTAAACCCACATGTCGGGCAACACATACGAAAATGACTTTGAAACTATGAGTTAATCCAATAGGGGATAGTGTTTTTCCCGTTCCGGTGGGGGCGGTATACAATATTAATTTAGGAAATTCTTTTTTGTTTTTCACAATAGAGAATAATTGTTTTTGATGGGAAAACAGTTCTTTGTCTGCATATTTGAGAATATCCGAATTTTTCTCGATAATTTCGGGAGATGTATATACAAAATCCTTGGAATCAATATTTTTAAGTATATGTTGAATAAAATTGGATACAATGGTTGTTACATATTTATTTTTATTTGTAATGGATGCTTTCTCAATTTGAATTAGTGTATATACTGAAAATATGGGTGTTTTATGATTAGTTACTGACGGTTTATTGTCTATTTTTTTAGCAGTTTCTTTTTTTGTTTTTTCTAGTTTTTTTGGATTAGGAGTTATCATCATATTTTCCACTAAATCCAATTGAACAAATTCCACTATTTTTTCGCGATATTTTTGGATTGTAGAATCTACACATTCTAACCGAATCAAATCAGCTTTTTTTAGTTTTTTAAGAGTTTTTTGTGATATAGTTGGAATTTCGAAATCCAATTTAACCCCGGTGGATGATTCATATTGTGTTTTTATTTTTTTGAATTTTTCTTCGAAATATTTGGTATAAAGAAATGATTCGATTTCTTCATTTTTGTCTATTTTGATAATGGATAATAATGACTGATTACTATTGTATTTGATATTGACGTTGTTAAACCCGTCGTCAATCAATTTCAATATTTCCTTTTCATCTTGTGAAACTGGAACTTCAATACTGTTCCATTCAGTTCTTGATAATTTAGTTTGATTCAAATCCATCTTTGTTAGTATTCGTTTAATTATATATTTATTATTTTTACAATAAATATATTCAATTTTCTATTTTTTACCAGTTTACAAGTTTTTTCAATGAATATTGGAGAACATTTCACACAATTTTCGCGTAAAATGGCATAAATATTTAGGTATATTCATAGTAGATAATGTTTAAAAATTGGTTTACGCCAAATATACCTATTAAAATCGGGTTTGAAGATATTAAAATTGCAATACAGAACCCCGATAAATACATACTGATTAATACTTTGGGAATAAACGAACAGAAATGTCTTATTAAAAATACAGTGCCGATTGAATTAGAGGAAAAGATGGTGAATGATTTATTAGATAAATTTGAGTTTAATTCGAGAACATTCTTGATTTATGGTAAAAATGCATCAGATAATAGTGTAGATGTGAAATACAACCAATTACGCGGGTTAGGATTCAGTAATATTTATATTTATCCAGGCGGGTTGTTTGAATGGTTATTGTTACAAGATATTTATGGAAATAAAGAATTTCCAACAATTGGTCGAGAACTTGACATATTAAAATACCGGGTTTTGAAGACTTTTTCGAATAGTTTGTTGTTGACATAGTGTTTTCGTTTATTTTGAAGGCTTTCGTTTTGTTCTCTTATTTGATTTTTTAGGATGGACTTTACGAGTATTTTTTTTATTAGATTTGGATGTTTTCTTTTTTGTTCTTCTATTTTTTTTTGAATTACCCCCACCTGCATTTTTAACTGGTATTGCGGTTGGTCCCCAATTAAATACGCTTGTTTGTTGTTGTTGTTGTTGTTGTTGTTGTTGTGGTTTTGCATTTGTAAAATCGCGTAAATCAAAAACAGGAGGTTCTGGTAGTATTTTAAAAATAGGTTCCGTAGTAAATTCACGTTCAATGTTATCGGCGTATGAACTTATTAATTTTTCTATATTATCATCATTAAATATATTAGTATATATAGAATTAATTTCATCTACATCTTGTTTTAGATTTCTATAATCATCTATATATTTATCATAACTATAATAATTTTGTACTACTGTATCTATTCTATTATAATTGTTTATTTCATTTGCAATTTCTTTCAATGCGGCATTATACACGTCGTTAAAGTTAACACTTATAAAAAAATTAAATATTGTATCATAATCCTTAGGGATATTATCTGCATTGTTATTATCATAAAATAAATTATATAGTATTTTAAATCTTAAATTAGTTTCAATTTTGGATAATTCATTTGTTCTTTTGGATAATGCTTTTACTTCTTCTTTTACTTCTTCGACATTTCTAAATAAACATTCATTTAATTGATATAAACAACTAATTAATTCTTCACGATAACTATTAATGTCCGTTATGTAATTATAATATGGATTTACTGGTTGCTGGCGTCGTTTTGCTAATTGGAGTTTTTTATTATCATCACGAGGTTTTTGTGTAGCCTCAATTCTTTTTTGTCTAGCTTCATCTTGGTCAATACCTTTATGCAGTTTATCATACATTTTCTTAAAACGGTTTGGGTCTACTCCGCCCATTTGTCCAAACAATCTTGATATTATAGTTCCAAAGTGTGTTCTTATTGTAGTTCCAACATTGGGTTCATAATTTAATTCTGGCAATTTTGTTAATTGGTCATATGGTGCATTTTTAAAAAAAAACTGACTAACTGTACTCATTTCAGCTATATTTTTTGATAACAAATATGCAGAATCGTCAAACAATACTCTATGACTGGTGTTATTATATCTAGGATTAAATTTACGTATATTATTATATTTTTCCAGAATATTCATCCTTTCATCAATATCATTGAATATGGTTTCAATATTCGCTATATAGGCATCAGATATTCCTGCAACATCTATATCGAGTGGAATATCTGGCAAACTGGTTATGGTAGTAGACGTATCAAGTGTATTAAAAATCAAATCAAATGCTGTATGATAATAAAATAATGTTAAAAAATAATCTAAAATTGATTTCATTTCGATGTGTGTGAATGTAACCCCATCATATATATATGATTGATTTGTTAAACAACCAACCATAATACTAATAAGTCTTCTAGAAACACGTATCTCTCCTGTTTTAATTTTTGCAGGGTCTAATATACCATTCAAAATTACATTTACTGAACTTGGTATCCAATTTACATTCTTAAACTCATCAAGTTGACTAATTAAACTCTTATACCACTGTATTTTGGTTCTGAATCTATCAATTTTATTTATTCTCTTTTGTAGTTCAATTTCAGCTTCTTCTTGTTGTATTCTATTTTGTTGTGCTGCTCGTTGTGCTCTCAATTCAGCCATTTGTTCAAGAGTTAATGTTTTTACGTCGTTTATAGTCAAATCGCCACGTTTATTTGCACAATATACGTATAAATTGGATAAACATGCAAAACGTTTCATAAAAGTATCAACTGTTGAAGTAGAGGTTGGCATATTATATGCGTCTGTTAACATGAACGAATCAATCAATCGAAATAAATCACCAAGCCATTTTATTTTCATTAAAAATGCCATGATAAACAAATCTTGGTCATTTTGAAAAATTGTAGTATTTCCAATACTAGACCATAATCCAATAGCAATATCTTTGTATGGAGCACATTTATTTACTAATGGGTCCCCAGTACTAAATATTTTTTTTAAAATAGCAGAAAAACATCCTCTTGCCCCTGCCATATATTCGGAAATATCTGGTAAATTCGGTACTTGGTCCGCAATTGTATATGATAACCAACCATTACGTGGTTCCAAGTTAGCAATATTATCTGAACGATTTCTGGAAAGTAGAGGTGAAATATTAACATCATTGTAAATATTAGTATAATTACCATTTGCTATTGGAATAAATTTAAATGCTACAAAAACTTCATAACTACCATCTCTATTTATATTATGTGGTGCTACGTAAATCATGATTACACCAATTAATACATTATCGCCATTTCTATAAATATTGATAAAAGGTATTAATGTTTGTAATTTTTCAATATTTTGCGGATTTTCAGACAATGTTAAAGGTCCGCCAGTCGTACTTGAATCTAATTTTCCAGAAACTATGTTTCGTTGTTTGCCATTAGTTGGACCTGTCGCTGTAATTCTTTTATTAAAATCAATTGAACCTACATCGAGAACATAACCTGTACTTTGAACTCTTATTTCATCTTTCACAAGATTTCCAGCGGCTTCATTATCACACTCATCTGTATTGAAATTTTTATAAACAACCATATTATTTTCGAAATTATCCGGGGGTGTTTTTGGACAAATCCACGGTAATATTTGTAAAGAAGGAAGTGGAGGTGCAACAAATATAGGACTATTAGATTCAATTTGTATGATAAAAGAATCTCCTAATCTTTCCAAAGCATCTTGTAGTGTATGTATTCCACTGTTTATATCGTAAATTTTTAATGTTTGTGCTGTAACCCCGGTTGAAAATGAATTTTTATTTCCAAGAGTACTATAATTAATTGCCTTTATTAAATTATTTTTATATACCATATCTTTTGATTTTAAATCATCACCTCTATTTCCTGCAAGTTGATCATGTTTTTCATCGATGAGTGAATGTAGTTGATATAAATTTTGAAAATAATCTAATGTTTCTCCTTCTGTATTAAAAATTACCATACCATTTCCGTTACTATTATTATATTTAAAAATTCGTTTGAGTTGTTCTGGTTCTTCCGCAACAATCGGTTCTTCTGGTTCCTCCGCAACAATCGGTTGTTCTGGTTGTCTAAATATAGTTTCAGGTGCTACATCCATAGGTTCAGATGTATCCGCAAAAGAAGCCATATTATAAATACAATTATATAATATATAAATATATAAACTTTCACATTCAAACAAGCAAAAAATTGAAACCAAAATTAAACAAAAATATTTTATCAAATATCTATATATTGAATAAAATGAACCAAAACAACATGCCTAAAATCATCAGTATCGAAGGAAACATTGGTGCAGGTAAGACTACAATTTTATCAAAATTACAAGAAAAATATGCAGAAGATAAAACCGTCGTTTTCATAAAAGAACCCGTTGATGTCTGGGAACAAATTCGCGATGCATCCGGCGAAAATATCTTACAAAAATTCTATGCGGATTCCAATAAATATGCATTTCCATTTCAAGTAATGGCCTATATTACACGTTATTCGGCCGTTGCTACCGCTATTCGCGAAAACCCAGATTGTCGCATCATTATTTGCGAAAGGTCTTTGGATGCGGATTGTCAAATTTTCGCCAAGATGTTGTTTGACGACGGGGTTATCGAAGATGTTTGCTACCAAATTTATAAAAAAATATATGACGAATACTCATCTGTATATCCGGTAGCAGGATACGTTTATATTGATGCTGATGCGGAAATATGTGCAAGCCGCATTGGTAAACGTGGCCGTGACGGCGAAGCCGCCATTCCTCTGGAATATTTAGAAAAATGTAAAAAATATCACGACAAATGGCTCTTACGCAGCACGAAAGTAGAACGTGTTTTGTATTTGAATACGAATGAAGATGTCACATATGATAATGATATGGGAAATCTTTGGATAGACCGAATTAGTGAATTTATGGAGGATTAAAGTATATCTTCTCTACAATAACTTTCAGTGAAGATTTTATTTTATCTGGGATTTCACTATTTTTATTTGGGGTTATGTATCATTTTCAAATTCTTCATGTCCATATTTCTCATCAGAAATTTTGGTTTCCACTACGTCAATTGCTTTATTAATTATTTTTGATTTAGCTTCTTCATCTTCCTTCTCTTCTTCTTCAAAATCATCGACATATTCACCATTATCTTTGTCATGTTCATTATTTTCCGTTGTTATTTTGTCTAATATTTCTTGTAATTGATTATCTTCTTTATTAAGCAATACATTATATGTTTTTTGAAATATCTCTAAATTATCATTTGGTGCATTTGCTATTTTATTTAAATCTTCTAGATTCAAATTGTATAATGTTTCTAAAAATGCATTTTCTATTTCTTTTATTGGGTCTGAAACAATATCGTTCATAATTGAATTATATATATAATGTTACTAAATTGTCCGCGCAACAGTATGCTAAATGTAAAAAATCAAAATGGAGTTTGATTTTTTATTTATCGTTTTCGTTGAGTTCTACTTTTTCTTTTGGAATTTCCTCCTTTTTTGGATTTACCTCCTTTTTTGGATTTACCTCCCTTTTTAGAACTGCCTCCACTAATAGTAGGAGCCTCAGCCATTTTTGTCATTACATCTTTTAAATTATATGTTGCCATATTTGCACATACATCTTTTGTATCTTTATCTACGATTTCCGCGGTTACTTTTCCATCGGCACCTTTTGTTACAAGCACAAGTGCTGTATTATTTTCAGTATAAACAACAGGGGTTGACATTTTATTATATTCGATATATATTAATCAAACATTTTTATTATAACCCAATCCAGTATTTTCCCTAAATATTTTTATTATTTTGCTAAAATACTATCATATTTCGTTAATTCTGGTATTTCTTTTCGTTCTCCTTTTTCATTGTATTCATATGTTTTATCGGTTATTTTTATATCATATTTAGTAGGAGGTTTTGTAATATCAATTGGTTTTTTGGGTACTCCTAATAACGCGCGATAAAGTGCTGTCAATGCAGCATTTTTCAAATCGTTTTCAATATTCATAGACATATAATCATTTTTACTTTCTAACGCTGCATTTATCATTTCATCTTTTACAGTATCTGTCACTTTGTTTATTGCAACATTTTTCATTAAAGGCTCTACATCATTCTTTGGCTCTGCGACTGGTGGGGGTATTTTTGATAATACCTCTTTCTCGGCATATTTCTCTAATTCTTTTTGTAATATAGTTTTCTTTAATAGTTCAATTGTATCTAAATACTTCTGTTCTTTAACTATACTTTCATTCTTTTCATTTTGATAAGCTTCTAATAATTTATTTAATGCATTAATGGTATTGTCCTTATCTGTATCAGGTATATTTGGACTATCTATTATTTCTTTAATATTGGTATCTGTTTCTAATAATTTTGTTTTTGCATTTTCTATATCTTCATTGCTTGTAGCATTGTTCAATAGTATGTTATTTTCTTCAAAATCATCCATTAATTCTAATAATTCTTCATCCAAAGTTTTTATTTTAACACCATCACTTAATGGCGGAGGTATTATATCTTTTGGAGCAATTGCATTGGCTACACCCTTGATTGCTGCATTTTTTATTGCAATGATTGTTTGAATCAATAAATTATGTTTTTTAATTAATTCTATAATGACTTGTTTTGCTAGATTTTTTGTTTCTTCGGAAACTTCTTCTATTTGTTCTGGTATTTCTTCTAACGATTTTGCTTCTTCTATTTTGGTATTAACCGCATTAATTGCAGTATTTTTTATAATATTTATTAATGCAGTATTATTTTCAATATTCTTTAATGTATTATCAATTATATTATCTGTAAACATATTTGCAAAATTTTTAGTTAAACCTAAATTTAATTTGTCGATAACGGCTTTTACTGCTAGCGTTTGTATTTTGTTTATTACTGCTTGTTCTTGTTCTTCTTTTTCTAGCATTTCTTGGTCTAGCCTTTCTTGTTGTAGCATTTCGTGTTCTTCTTGTTCTTCTTGTTCTTCTTGTTCTAATCTTTCTTTTTCTAGCCTTTCTTTTTCTAGCCTTTCTTTTTCTAGCCTTTCTTTTTCTAGCCTTTCTTTTTCTAGCCTTTCTTTTTCTAGCCTTTCTTTTTCTATTGTTTCTTGTTCTAGCCTTACATTTTCTCTTGCTTCTTGTTCTCTTGCTTCTTGTTCTCTTGCTTCTTGTTCTCTTGCTTCTTGTTCTCTTGCTTCTTGTTCTCTTGCTTCTTGTTCTCTTGCTTCTTGTTCTCTCGCTTCTTGTTCTCTCGCTTCTTTTTCTCTTGCTTCTTGTTCTATTGCTTCTTGTTCTAGTCTTACATCTTTTTCTTGTTGTTCTTTTGCTACTAATTCTTGTATCTGTATCTTAACATGTTCAATTGCGGACTTTGATATTATTTGTTCTAAATTATATATATTAAAGCTCTTTAATAAAACATTTGTATTTTCCCATATAGTGTTGATATTGTCTATGTTCATAACTTATAATATTATTATATTATTATTTTGACTTTTTATCTACTAATTTAAATGTACCGGCGTTATCATATATATTTATATAATCTGTTTTATTGATACTAGTTTGGTCTAAAAAGCAAATTGTTTGCGTGGTATGATATTTTGAAATTTGGTCTAAAAATTCTAATGTACCAATTGCCGAAACTGCATTATTATTATCAATTGTTTCTATTAATTTATTACAAAATCTAAAATCATCCGGGGTTAACGCATATAATTCATTGGTTTTTAAATTACTTATTACACTTGTAGTTCCAGTAAATATATATTCAAACAACTTTTTGTCTTCAAATATTACTTGTTGAATAGATGAAGTTTGAAATTCATCAAATGTATTTTCGTTCTTAATGGATTCTATGTGCGGATCACCACCTCTACGAAGTTTAAGTATATTATTAATTTCTGATTCAGTGGTATTGACAACATCTTGGGTAGCAGGGGGATGAGTAATTAAATTTTCACCAAGAATCTTTCCGGTTATTTTATAATATGTTTTTTCTAAATTTGTTTTTAAATCTTGCAAATTACTTTTCAATTCATTTACATAAACATCATATGTGTTATTCTTATTATATTTTTCTAATGATTTATCATATTTTTTCAAAGCAATTTTCAATTCATTAATATCAATATATGGCACTGATGGTGGATTATTTGCACTACGTGAAATATTGAATACACAAAATACACTTACTAAAATGTCTTGATAGAATTGATTGACAGTATATTGGTTATCGTTATTCAAAAATTGAAAAATTTTTTGGAAAATAATAGATTTTATAGTATGATTTTCTGATGTAGCGCCTTTATTAAAACAATCACTATGGGTTGGACAATATTTTTCCAAACATAAATTCACATAATCGGGTGAAATGAAAATACTATCTTTTTGTTTTTCATAAAAAATATTCTTTATATCTTCGCGCATATCCTGCAATGATTGATTAATGAAATATCCTTCATAACGACGATGACTACATACTTGTTGACCTTGTTTTAAACGTTCTAATATATTTGTGAGAACTAGTTTTACTTTTGTTAATATTTCATTTTCTGTATAAAATATAGAGTTAGCATATTGATTTATTACATCATGTTCATTAAATAAATCTTTTTTTGATTTCGTTAAATATTTGTCGGTGAATAAGTGAATGTTCATTTTTTCACTACGGTCTCTATTGTATGCATCGGTTGCTTTACATGTTTTTAAAAATTTTTTAACGGTTTTATTAGTTATACTAGTACCTGGAACTGTATTGTTATCTAGTTTAGTTTTTAAAAACCGGTCAAACTTATAAACAGATTCGAATTTATTTATTGTACGTTGTAAATTATCATTCCAGGTGGTAGTATTATAAGGGCGTTTATTAATTTTATTAAATGGAATATATATATCATCTAATTTTTTAATTTCATCTACAAAAGATTTTATTCCAGTTTCTTTAATTTCATCTATTTTTGCTATTATTGTATTTATTATAGTATACATAGATTCAACTGTATACTTTGAAAATACTTCCATATTTATAGTGAGGTCTTCATTTACAAAATCACTTTTCAAAATATTGTATATGTATTTAATAAAAATAGGTTCAATGTCATTCATTTTAAACCATTCTTCTGTTTCACTTAAAGGTCGTCCACCATTTATTTTTGCAAGTAGAATATTTTTATAGTTTTTATAAATAGAATTAATTTGTTCCTCAATATAATTTTCATTTATTTCTTTTTTCGATAATTCACTATATTCTTTTTGTTCTTCTGCTATCTTTTGTTGTGCTTCTAATTTTTGGTCTTCTATTATTTGAATTTTGACTTCTGATATTACTTTATTTTTTGCTGATAATATTACTTTATCGGTTGCGTTTGTTAATCTAGTTTCTTGTTCTTTTGCTTCTTTTTTTAATTGTTTTTGTTTTGCTATTCTTTCTTTTTCTTGTATTTTTGCTATTCTTTCTTTTTCTTTGGATTGCGTTCTTACTGACTCTTCTTCTAATCTACGTTGTTTTTCTTCTTCTTCTTCTTTTAATATTTTGTCTTTATTATTTAAAAAATATTTATAAGCTTCTTCGATTGTGTTCATGTTATAATCATTAAATTCAATTTTTTTAATAAAATTTTGTTCTGTTGTGAATATATTATCAATATACTCTGATATTTTAAAAATATCTCTTGATTCTCCTATATTTGTTATCACTTTTTTTCGATAAAAGTCTATTTGTATGTATGTAGTATCAATATTTAGTTTTAAAAAATTGTTTACAACATTCAAAAATTTTTTCCTTTCATCATTTGTATTAAAAATACTATATTTAGTATCAATATATGTTTTTAAAAATTCTTTCAAAATTCTGCGGTATTGTGATATATTAACCCCTCCATAAAATAGCTCGTTTTTATCATTCTTTATATTCAAAAAATCTCGTATTGTTACTATATTATCACAATTAAATGTATTTTCCACTCCTGCAAAATCACCCACTATTAAATACCCAGTTTTTGAATCACCAATAAATTTAATAAATGCAAACGAATGACTACGAGAACTTTGTGGGTTATTTGTAGTAGCTTTTACCAATCTATCACTATCTATCAAATATTTAAGTATTTCACCAAAATTATCAGGCATACTACCAGATTGACGATATGGATGTTTTTCTTGATAATCCGGTTTATTTTCAACCATTTTAAAAACACCATTATCATAATCAAATTTATATGGTGTTGAAACACATTTTGTTAATTTGTCTTCTTCACTACATTTATCATATGATAGTCCTTTATCTTCATCATTCATAAATATTTCTTCGGTTGTCAATTCGATTTGATTGAACGTTCCATCACATATTTGTTTACACATATCAACAATAATACCTTGCTCTTCATAAATGATATTTTTTTTCTCATCAACCTTTTTAAGATATATAAGAGACGATGTTTTACCCGAACCACTTGCACCATAACCCATTACGAAAACTGGTTTTCCACCCTTAACTTTTTCAGCAATTTGTTTCATTTGGTTCGCAATATCGGGATTTTTCATATTCGGTGGGAATATTTGTGAAAATTTTCCAAATAAATATGTTTTTGTATATTTTGTATCTTCAATATTTTCTATTTTTTCTCCGTCATGATAATATGGTTTATTAACATCGTTATAATTCACAATCATTGTATTATAGGTAAGATTTATATCATTTATGCTATTCAATAATACGTCGAAACGTTTATTCCATTTAGAAACTTCGTTCTTTTCAGTCTTGAAATTGTGGCCAAAATTATTTATCTTTACAAATGTAATTATTTTATCCGATACATTATCTTTTATACATTTTTCAAAAGATGTAATAAAATCTTTATTATTTGTCTCCAAACTTTTTATTATATCTAATAATTTTTTATTTATACTTTGAGAACTTCCAGGTAAAAGAACTGGTTTTTGAAAATTACTACATATAGTTGTTATATGATTAACTATAATATCAAATACATCATTGACAATGTTAATATTCGACATATTCGATGAACTTATATCGTTTTTCAAACTGATTACCATATCTGTGAACATCGTTGCTAAATGTTTTATATGAATTATTGTATTTATTGTATTAGATTCGGTATTAACGCCTTCAAAATCTTTATAAATGGCAATGGCTTTTGCAATTTCTGTGGATTTTTTAGTTTGCTCTTCATTTATAACAAATTGGTTTAATACATCTTTTATCATAGCTGGATTCTTGTTTTGATAGGTTATTTTCAATGAATAAAACAAAAATTCGAATATATCATCTTTTACTTTGGTTGAATCTGAAAAATGTTGGTTATCGATATTAATATTAATATTATTTCCAGTTCCGGTTTTTCCAAATAATTGATTAACTTGTTCTACTGATAATGAATTTAATTTCAATACAGTAGGATATGTAATAAATGCATCTACAAATTTTTCAAAATCATTTACTAAATTTTCTATTTTATTGAATTCTTCTGTATCAAATTCTTTTTTATCATCTACAATTTTGATTCCAAATTGCGCATTTCCATCTCCTCCGGTTTTAACTGTTGGTATTAATGAATCCAAATTATTTAATAGAAGTGTATGAGCAGCGTTAATATCGTCGGTTAATTTTTTGGTAAGTGTATTCGAAATATATTCTTGGGTAGAAGGTTCTTGGATAGTATGCTCTTTTATAAAATCAAATGTAATAGTATTATCATTATATTTTGGGTTGGTTACTTCATATATTTGTTTTGTAGTTGTCCTATCTCTATGGAATAAATATATTATATTATCGAATGTAGGCAGTGATTGGTCAATTTTATATTCATTTTTATTTTCATTATTTACAGGTAACCACATGACATCAATACCGGTTATTGGATTATTAATAAAATCAAAATCCCCTTTTGAAAAAAATGTACCAAGAATTTTTTGACTAGTATCTACCGCAAACAACATATCAGTATATTCATTCCAATCGCTATTCATTATATAAAATACTATATATTAAGAATTTTATATAATTTTATCCTTCAAAACAAAATCCAAAAAAATCAAATAAAATCAAACAACAACGGTATTTCGGACATATCCACTCGAACCAGCATTGGGTCTCTATCATGACGCGATATCCAAAACACATACTTTTCGCCTAAAATTCGCATTCCTACACAAAACTCTACTCCCAATGTTCTAAAACAAAATGTACGCGAATATTTAATCGGCCTAAATGTTTCTTTATCCAATAATACCATCATATGATAATAATGACGCGGACCATGTTCTTCGCTCAAATGCACTATTCCCAATAACCCCGCTTCGGTTTCCACAAACGGTGCGGACCCACGGACTTTATGAAACAGTGGCGATTGAATTGGATAACTATGCACTATTTCCAAAGTATTTGTTTCCGGGTTCACTTTTCCGACTTCCAATGGCGACCACTTATAAATAAAATATTCTTCATCAGCAGCGCCTTTAAGAACCACAGGTATCCAATTCTTTTCGCACCAACTATCTCCACCTGGTGGTTTCAAAATCTTACAATCACTATATTCACATGTATCTACGTTATATGTTCCATTCATCATCATATTACGACCATTCAATGAATAACTCACCGTTGTCGCAATGAATTTAACTAAACCATTCATACTATACAATCGAATATCTTCTAAACCTCGTGAAAATGATGTCATAGAGGACGGCATATCAATATTTTCCGTCATTTCATAATACGTAATTGGATGCATGTTTTCATCTAATTCGGATACTACATTCTTGTTCTCAATAATACGTTCGGGATGATGGAAAAAATAAGCGCCAGTGTCTAACAACCAATAACTAACATATCTGGTATTTAATATATGTCTTCCATTATGGTATACATACGACGCCGACGTGGGGTAATATTCATGTATATATGGGTATGAATATTCTTCAAATGTAGCCACATCGTATATTTTTTTCGTGAAAATGTCAGCAGACATGAATATAATGGTATCGTCATGGCCCGCTAAAAACCACGTAGGATTCCAATCACATTTGGCTTCTAACCATGCCCAAAAATTCACTTCCCAAACGAGCCGGTGACTTTCTTTCAAAAACTCGGGGAAATATTTTCTATACAAATCGTAAAAATGGACAATGGAATCGCGGTCTCCCAAGAAAAACCCGCCACAAAATCGCCAATGGATTAAGTCAAATGCTCGTCCAACATCATCTGCTGGTAATTTACCCCAACATCCTGGAATAGTCAAACAGGTGTCCGCATATTTACGATACGCTAATAAACGTAAATATTCCAACGTCTTCTCTTTTTCTTTGAAAATGTAGGCAATATTGAAATCTATCCATGAAAAATGCGTAGAGTCCCATGGATTGACATCAATCGCTTTTTTCAAAAATTCGGTTTTTGCATTCATTAGTAATATATATTCATTTGTATCCTTTCCAGTGTTTCGATAACTTGGTAAATCCCATGTTCCAGGTTGCAAATTCATTGCATCGGTGCATGTTTCCATCGATTTAAAATCAATGGTTTTCAATATCACGTTTGGGTAATCTTTGGAAATTTCGGTCATCACTTCTTCGTATTCTGGACTAATAAATACATAGAGTTGAATACCGGTTTTCATAATATCAGAAAAATGTCGTGTTCGCCATTCCACATCCCGGTTATCATAATGTGTTTCATATATATTTATATAGGATGTAACAAATGTAATACACGACTTTTCGTTTTCCATTGTAATATAAAAATATATACAGTTGACTTTTTATATATTTTTATGTATTTTTGTATTTATTTTTTTCAAAGATATACTGTTAAAATCGTTCAAATAAATAGGAATCATATTTGTCAATATATTCTTCTAAATCATTGTAACTAACTTCCAATATAGATGATAAATCGGGAAATATTGTTTTATTATTTTCATTTGTACTTTCCGAATATTCATATTCATATTCTTCTTCTGTTTGTGTTTCACTTGATATATAAGTCTCATTTATTTTCGAATTCTCATTGCGGCTTGAATATAAATATTCAATAATATATTTTTCTTTATTTGCCACTTCTTCACTGGTATTCAAATCACTTATATTTAATTTTTCTTTATCTTCCTCCCACTCCCATTCATCTTCATCTAAATCATTAATACGCATACCGATTGGAATATTTTTTTCTTTTTCTTTTTCTAATTCATTTTTTAGTTGGGTATTTTCAGTTTCCATTAATTTTATTTTATCAGTCAAAACAATACTGTTTTTTGCATAATCGTCTAAATAAGATATGTATTTTACTTTTAAATTATCAATCATTTTTTCGTTTTGTCTATTTTTTTCATGTAATAATTTGTTTTCTTCTGATAAATAATACTTTTCTTGTAATAAAATATTGATATATTCACGCTGAGTTTCAATCATTTCTAAAATAATATTTTTATCCATATTTTGGTTCATATTTTGGTTCATATTTTGGTTCATATTTTGGTTCATATTTTGGTTCATATTTTGGTTCATATTTTGGTTCATATTTTGGTTCATATTTTGGTTCATATTTT